GTTACATTTGTGTTTATTTATATTGTATTATTATTATTTATTATTCATAAAGTGCCTATTCTTTAAAATGTCCAATATCCAAAATGAGGAAAGGACTATCGAATTTGTTACAAAGGCACAGGATAATGGGATTGCCACTTCCATTATCAATCATCAACCTGTTCTATTACCGCAAGGGGCGGAGAACAGGTTAGGGGTCACATTTACATCGGCCCCAGCAAAAGCCCAGACTGCGTATTTTGACGATCTCCTTGCCCAACCTGGGTACGGAGTAGACGCTGAAATGGACTCTACATTCGCTATGCAAGATTCAAATGACGATGATCTGGCTGATTTCTTTTCACGGCCCATCAAGATATCAACAGGTACTATACAAGTTGGTATAGGGCATAAGGTATTTCTTAATCCATGGACTCTATTTTTTACAAATCCACGTGTTGTGAACCGTATCTGTAATTTTAATTTATTGCGATGCAATTTGAAGCTTAAATTTGTTATCAATGGAAATTCATTTTACTATGGTAGGTTTATAGCTTCGTATGTACCATTTGGAGCCTTTGATGTTCTACGAGAAAGAAATACTTTAAATAGATTTATAGATCATGTCACCCTGGCGACACAATTGCCGCATATTTTCCTTGATCCTACAACTTCACAAGGGGGTTGCCTAACGTTACCATATTTTCATTGGAATAGCAACATGTCTATCCCCGGTCAGAAATGGAATGATATGGGTGAACTTTTTATAGACACAATTGCCAATCTTCAACATGCTAATGGTGGAACTGATTCAATAAGTTACACTATTTTTGCATATGCTGAGAATGTCGTTATGTCTATCCCTACATCCGTTCAACCGGCGGCTTTATCTCCTCAAGGTAAGAAGGAGAAAACTGAAGATGAAGTTGTTACTGGTAAGATATCTGGTTTGGCATCAGCTGCAGCATTAGGATTCAAAGCATTTGCATCATATGCTCCTATAGCGCCTTATGCTATGGCAGCTAGTTATGCTGCTACTATGATATCGGGTGTAGCGCGATTGTTTGGATATTCGCGCCCACGGATAACATCTTCGGCTCCTGACAGGTTTAAACCAGAATATTATGGTAATTTGGCTAATACTGATGTTGGTGAAAATGCTTATGCGTTGAGTTTGGACTCGAAGAATCAGGTTACAATTGATCCACGAGTTGCTGGTCTGTCAGGTATTGATTGTATGACCATCTCTCACATTGTATCGCATGAAAGCTTTTTCCATCTTATACCTTGGTCCACAGCTAGGATTCCTGAAGCGTGTTTAGCCCAGATAAGAGTTGATCCAGGTTTGTATAGACAGCTCGCTACAACGAAGTTTCTTACTAGCACAGCGTTTGCCACATTGCCGTTTAAATATTGGACTGGTTCATTAAGGTTCAGATTTCAAGTTATCTGTTCGGCTCATCACAGAGGCAGAATTAGAGTAGTGTATGACCCAGTTTCTTTGGGCGTTACTGCTGAATACAACATCAATTATAATTATATAGTTGATATTGCTGAAACGCAGGATTTCACACTTTCAATTCCGCCGTGTCAGGAGAAGCCACTTATGCGGGCATTCGAAGTTAACACTGCAACAGCTGATCTATATACAACTGGTGCAGCTTTGCCCCCTAATACTTTGAGAGGAAATGGTGTTATTGGTATATATGTGGTAAACGATCTCGCAATACCAGCTCTAACTGCGGCTGATGTGTCAATAGCGGTATATGTGTCAGGTGGTGAAGATTTTTCTGTTTTCGCACCTACTGATACGTATCTTGGTGGAATGGTTCTTAAGCCCCAAGGTATGACTGAG